GTTCAGTTCAAGAAATACTTGTATCAGTAGATGGTGTTGTTCAAGATACATCTGCTTACACTGTACCTGATGGTTCTACCTTGACATTTACTGCTGCACCTTCAAGTGGTACTAACAATATCTTTGTATACTTTCTTGACTTATCAGCAGGAAGTGTAACACCTGCAGCTGAGAACAAGGGCAACTTTAAAGCAGGTGGTTTGTTTAGAACAAATGCACAAAACTTGACAATAGACACAACAATATTAGCCACAGAAAATGCACAGGTAACAGGAACAATTACTGTAGATAGTGGTGTTACATTGACAGTGAACAGTGGTGGAAGGTTGGTGATATCGTGAGTACAATCAAGGTAGATACATATCTAACTCGTGGTGGTGTATCAGAGATAGCTATTGATAAACTAAAAGGTGCATCAAGTGCATCATCTATATCTGTGGTAGCAGAAGGTGGTTCAACTACAACTAACTTACAGCAAGGGTTGGCTAAAGTTTGGATGAATATGGCTGCTGGACAAACTACAAATGGTAGTTTTAATACCTCTGCTTTAACAGACAATGGAACAGGAGATTATACAATAACAATAGCTAATGATATGGCTAATGATGATTATGCTGCACACCACACAGCATCTGATGCAAACACTAATGAATCCGTTTTAATAGGTGTTACTAAAGGTGGTTCATTTGCTACAGGTTCATTTGGTGTTTATGTTCTTAATGATGATAGTGGAGTATCAGATGGAAGTGACCCTAGCTCAATTAGTGTATTTGGAGACCTAGCATGAGTACAGTAATCCTAGACACAATCACAGGCAAGTCCACTGCAACAACCATAACTATTGGCTCAACACCTGTAGTTAGTTCAAGTGCAAACTCTATGACTATTAGAGGTGAGGGTACTGCACAGACAAGTATTCAGCAAGGGTTGGCAAAAAGTTGGAGTAAACATGATAACACAGGAACAATATCTATTACTGACAGTTTCAATTTAGCAAGTATTTCAGATATAGGTACTGGAACAGCAGACTTTACTCTAACAAATAGTTTTAGCAATACCACTTATTCTATTGTGGCTACTTGTTCTGATACGTCTGCACACCTTCAAATAAGTGACGCAAGTCAAGCTACTGGTAGCTATAGGTATCGCACACTTGATGGTGGATTAGATTTAATAGATGACCCTGCTGTTTATGGTAACACACATGGAGACCTCGCATAATGGCAAACGGAACAATAGCATTTGATACATTACAGACAAGTGGACAGATAACAGGCACAGCTAAATCTGTGGATACAGATTATGTTGTGAATGGTAGTAATAAGGCTTGGACAAACATACAATATAATAGTTCTGCACCCGGAATATTAGATTCATTTAACGCATCTTCAGTTGCAGACACAACAACAGGTGAATATACAGTAACACTGTCAAACAACATGGGTAATTCACTTTATGTTTGTGTATCAAATCAACAGGATTTTGCAGTTGAGCATCAATCACCATCATTATCTACGTCAACATATGCAATTAGACTTATAGCAGATTCAAGTGGAGCTAGAGCTGATATAGGTAACGGAACTAATTCTTACGCATTAATAACTGGAGACCTAGCATGACAATAGAAACACCAGAATTTCAAGGCACACATCTTTGGGATAGATTGTGTTGGGCAAAAGAAAAGCTAGAGCCACACAGAACAGAATATTGTGTCGTATGGGAAGACCCAGAGACACCTGATGAACCTGCAAAGATTACACATCCTGACCCTAATTGGATGGCTTGTGCATTACAAGGTGGCATCTTACCACCTGTAGAAGCCTATTGGGAACTCAAGAAGGATGAAGAAAAGCCTGACTTTGTAAAGCATACAAGAGGTTACTTGTTACACAACACGAAACCTATTGAAGCTATGACAGAAGAAAGAGCAATAGAATATCTTATTATGAAAGACTTACCGAGACATGTATGGCAAGACTATGACAAAGCCAACAAACCTCGTATGCTCATTTGTACTAAGTCACAGTTACCAAGCACAAGAGTGTGGCGAAATGCTTGGAAGATTAATGAAGAACTAACCACGCATAATGAAGAAGCTGCTTAAAGGAGAAACTAATGGCAACAACTAACATCGTAGACAAGGATGGCAACACTATATCTGCTTCAGATGCAACTGTTCCATCAGACAGACACTTTAGAGGTGCATGGACATTATCAGGTAGTACTATATCTGAAGACTTAGCAACAGCTAAAGACATATTCAAAGACAAGGTAAGGGAAGTAAGAAAGCCTTTGCTTGATGCTGAAGATGTAATTTACATGAAGGCACTAGAAGCTGATGATGCAGATGCTAAAGCTGCAAGTGTTACAAAGAAGACTAACCTAAGAGATGCACCTGCTGCAAGTGCAATAGCAGATGCTACAACAATAGCTGAACTCAAATCTGCTTGGGATGCTGATTTGTTAGGTGATAGTCCATACGCATAGGGAGTAGTTAATGGCATTAACAAAAGTAAGAACTGGTGGTATAACTGCGGATGCTGTAGACAATACTATATTAAAACTAGATGATGACTATGCGTTGACAGGTACTGTAACAGGTGCTGGACTTAATCCAGATGGTGCAGTTACACTTAATGAAAGTGGTGCTGACGTAGACTTTCGTCTTGAAAGTGATGTCAAAACTCATGCTTTTTTCATGGAAGGAAGCAATGGTAGAATAGTTATAAATGGAGCTGATGCTACTGGTCAAGCCTCACACATGACTTTGTTATTTGAATCTGCGGCATACTCTGCTTTTGCAGGAAGAATGACCGACAATGGAAGTGGTGCAGGATTTTTAGTTTGTAGAAAATCAGATGGTTCTACGATAGGTCAAGTGGCTAGAAATGGAACAAGTGATGCAGTTCAATTCTTAACGACATCAGACTACAGATTAAAAGAAAATGTATCTTATGACTTTGATGCAACAACACAATTAAAACAATTAAGACCTTGCACTTTTACTTGGGTCAATGATGAAAGTAATACTACACATCAAGGCTTTTTAGCACATGAAGTACAAGAAATTGTTCCTCATGCTGTTAATGGAATAAAAGATGCTGTTGATGAGAATGGTAACATAGAAGCACAAAGTATAGATAAAACTGATTTAGTACCTTTACTCGTGAAGACTATACAAGAATTAGAAGCTAGAATAACAGCATTGGAGAGTGCATAATGGCATACATAGGCAAATCTCCACAGAACGGAGTACGTAACAGATTCCAATACCAAGCTACGGCAGGGCAGACTAGCTTCAGTGGTTCTGATGCAAACGCATTGACACTTACCTACACAGATAGCTTGTACATGGATGTGTATCAGAATGGTATCTTGCTTGTTCCGGGAGATGACTACACAGCAACTACAGGTACAACTGTTGTACTCGTACAAGCTGCTAGTTTAAATGACATCATTGAGATGGTTGTGTATGATGTGTTCTCAGTTAATGAGACTTACACTAAGACTGAATCAGATAACAGATACCCATTCAAAGGCAACGACTCAATCATCAGATTAAATGGACAGACAATAAGTGCAGACATTACAATAGACAGTGATGAGAATGGTGTATCAGCAGGTCCTATAACACAGGACAATGCAACAGTTACTGTTAATGGATATTGGAGTATTGTATGACAAGTCAATTAAATGTAGACACCATTGTAGATAAAGCAGGTACAAGTGGTCCTTCTTTGCCTAATACAACTACAATAAAAATGGGCAATACCTCTACTTATGTATCAGATGGTGGTGCAGTTACACAGAATACTGTTCAAGGGTTATCAAAACTATTTGTTAAGTTTCAAGGAGATGATGCTTCTGTGAATGATAGCTTTAATGTAAGCTCTGTTGATGATGATGCAACAGGTTACAATGGTGTAAATTTTAGTAACAACATGGCAACGCAACATTATGCAACTCATTCTACTACAGCACATAATTATGGTATATCAAATGATGGTGTATCTAGTGCAGTTGCATCTAGTGATGGTTTGGCAGGTATGACAACATCTTCGGTTCAGTTAAGTCATTTGCAATCAGGTGGTAGTAATGGCGACCCTACTGCTGTTCATGTTACGATAGATGGAGACTTAGCATAATGGCAAGTGAACTTAAAGTAGATAAATTTACAGGTGTAACCACAGCAGGTTCTATACTTGTTACAGGTGAAGGCAATAGTACAACAACTAATCTGCAACAAGGGTTGGCGAAGAGTTGGAA